AAAGTGGTTTCCAATATTTACCGATCAAATCAGGACTTGGGTTTGTCGTGAAATGCGTTTTGTAATCCTCTGCGTGATACCACGCCACAGGCTCTTGCGTCTGTGCCAAGGCTTTTTCAACAACAGCAATGGCTTCTGCTGTTCCGCACGGCTCACCACCATGACACCACTTCAACGCCTCAAGCACCAGCTTCAATTCATCTTGTGTCATGCTTGTCTCTCCTGAAGTTCTGTAATCAAGTCCTCAAGGTCTTGAATTTTTTGTTCATATTTGGCGGCTAATTGCTCTTCGGTGTACAAGGGTATGCGCTCCAACTTGACTATTGTTGGTGTATCCCACTTCACATAGGGCTGTGCAAATTCAAGTCTGCGCTTTTCGACATTGATGTATGCAAACGGCTCAGTCATTCCTCACCTCCCGTCATTGCCCACTGTTTTGCTTTCTCGGCCATAAACAAACCCTCTGCTCGGGTCATCTTGGATGAGCGAACAAACAGATCGCCTTCAAAGTCATACGCAATAATCATCACATCTGTCAACTCCATTTGCAGTGCGGACTGCAATGCTTGTTCAGCCGTGTAGTTTGTGGACGCTGGCAAAGAGATTACTTTTTCGTTGTTCATTTCTTCATCTCCCTGATAAATATTGCAATGCTCGACAAGGTGTCCTTGCCGAATGCTTTGGCAAATCCGTGCTCGATATTGAAGGCCGCCATCTCCAGTGCGGAATTCCAGCCAGCCTCGTAATGTCTGTCCATCCGAGCCTTGAGTGAGTCAAGTTGATTCTCAAGGTCAGTGATCTTCTCGTCTGTTCGTTTATTGAAATCTGTCATAGCATCCCCTCGAATTGGATTGATGGTTCAGTACTCTCGTCTTCCCACCTACGCTGGTTCAACCATGTACTTGGGAATGGAATGAATTGGCCGTTGTCTTTCAGCCAGTCTGTGGATTCGCATGACCTCGCAACGGACGAGATCATCTGCGCCAGCACGTCAGCATCAGGCTTAATCTTGTTGAACGCCTTCTGTGCCTCAGCCTTTGCTACCTTGCGCGGGTATGCTTTCCAGAAGGAATCAAACCCCTCAACCACAGGAGTAGGTTTATGGGTTTTTGGGTTCTTGGGTTCTTGGGTTACGTTCTGAATCGGTTCTGATTTCAGTTCTGATTTCAGAGTTTTCTTTTCAATCTTGGCTTTGTTTGCTCGTCGTGCTGACTCAGCCTTGCCGTGATACTTCTCGATCTCGTAGTCGCAACGGTCGTTCTTCCAGCCGCCATCGGATAAGACAAAGAATTCCTCAAGCACACGAGCAACGTCATCGGCGTACTCGCGCATGGCAATCAGGCGAGCGCAGTGTTCTGGGTCAGATGGGAGTGGGGTTTCTTCTGTGTAGTACACGTCCATCAAACGACGGTACGCCAAGTCTTCGGTCAGGCTGAGATGCCTTGTCTTCGTCAGGTAGTCCCTGATATGAAATTGATAACTGAACATGGAGTCCTTTCTCGCCTTTCTTTTGAAACCCCGAAGGGACAGGGAACACTGGTCGAAAGGAAAAAACTACCAATGCTTTCAGCCCTCGGAGCGACCAAGAACCTACCCTGCGGAGCGAGTGTCGCTGATTGACAAATAAAATGCAAGCAAGGGAAACCATTACCCATTTGGTTTAGTTGGTCTTTGTTAACAAACTCGTCAATTGATTGCATAATCAATGCAAATAATGTATACTTGGCAAGCCTCGCAAGCAAATTACTTTACACATCATCAACGAAAGGAACACAATGTCAGAGCAGAGCAATGAGTTTTTGAGTGTCTGGAATGACACATGCACCACAGACCCACGGCACGTTAAGGCGTTCAGCCGAGGCGGTGGCTTCTCCGGCACGGCCATCAACCACACCTACCAAATCCGCAAGGCAACAGAGTTGTGGGGGCCAATGGGCCACCTCTGGTCTGTCAAGATTATTGAGCAGGGCTTGATGCCGGGGACTCCTATCATCGTCGAGGAACTGGAACAGGCGTGGGAAGTAAACAGCGAAGGCGAACGTGTCTTGGTCAGGGAAACCACCAAGAAGCAAATGGTGGCGCAAGAGTCCATCCACTTTGTTCGTATCCACCTGAGCTACCCAGTCTTTGCAACGAACGGGAATGGCGACCGTGTCCACACCGGAACCGGAACAGTCGAACACTTCGGCCAAACAACCTTTGTCGGCAAGAACAAGAACGGCTACTTCACGGACGAGGAAGCCCCGAAGAAATCCTTAACAGATGCTATCGGCAAGGCTCTGTCAATGCTGGGATTCTCTGCGGACATCTACCTCGGACTGTACGACGACAACAAGTACGTCAATGACCGCAAGGCAGAAGCTGTCAAAGCTGGCACAGCCAAGCCAGAGATCAAGGCCAAGATGACCGCAGAGCAGGTCGATGATTTGAAGCGCAAGCTGTCTGAGTGCAAGACCAAAGAGTCCTTGCGCGGTCAGTTTGCTTTGCTGAGCAACGACGAGAAGGCTGTGACAGAGGAGTTCTGCAAGGCTTTGGCGGCGGGGTTGGAATGACAGAGCATGAATCATCTGTTGATGCCGTAATCATCAGGGTCGTTCTTCCCATGACCTACAGCATCATTGACCAGTTGATTGATCTGGACGGGAAGCCGATACCAAAGAAGCTCTTGGCTGACGCAAAGAAACTTCTGCCAAGCAACTACAAGAATTCATTTCAGTTCAAGGGAGAGGCATGAACCCGCACCAGAGAACAGATCAATGGTTTAAAGACAGAGAGGGGAAGCTGACAGCCTCCTCTTTCGGACAGGCCGCTGGCCTCGGCCCCGGTTCTCGCCAACAACTTTGGCGAAGACTCATGGGATTGGAAGATCCGTTTGAAGGCAATGCCGCATCACAATGGGGAGAGGAACATGAAGCTCACGCAGTTAGTGAGTACAGCACGAGGTGCGTTGATGACCCTGCATCTGTCAGTCTGGTGGGGTTCATATCGCATCCGGAGATGGCTTGGCTTGGTGGTTCACCCGATTTTCTTATTGGGGATAAGGGGGTGGCTGAGGTCAAGTGTCCGTATTCGCAGGTTGTCTACCCAGAAGTCCCGCCCTATTACATGGCGCAAATGCAGGGGCTTATGGAAATCACGCAAAGGGACTACTGCGAGTTCGTAGTATGGACACCCGACGTTATGGCTGTCACAAGGATTGACAGATCGAAGGAGTATTGGGACTGGTTGCATCTGCGACTGGCTGACTTTTGGTGTTGGGTGGTAGCCCAAGTCGAGCCACCAAGAGAAAAGAAATCCCAACCACCAAAGCTCGAGTTAACTGCAACAACTCTTTACAAATTGAAGGATTAACAATGGCAAATTTGTCAGGTGTATTTCGTATTGGCCGCGACGCAGAAGTCCGTACTGCTGGGACTGGAGACGCTGTATGTAATCTGTCCTTGGCTTACAACCACGGGCGCAGAGGCGAAGACGGCAACCGGCCAGCACAATGGATTGATGCCAGCCTGTGGGGTAAGCGAGCAACATCACTGGCTGAATACTTGGTCAAGGGGCAGATGGTCTACGCCGTCATCAGCGACCCACACATCGAAGAGTTCAAGAAGGCAGACGGATCTAAAGGCATCAAGATGGCCGGATCTGTCGGAGAGATTGAGCTTATCGGAGTTGGTCAGCGCAAGCCGGTCGAAAAGAAAGAGCCACCCAAGGCAGACTTAGGTGACCTCGGCGACGACATCCCATTCTGATCATGCACCCAATTGTCGAGGTAATGACAAGTAATAAGGAGTTGTTCTGTGATGAGTTCACAGGATGGCTCCCCAACAACCTCCACGTATGGGACGCATTCGTTGGAGAAGCGATGAAGGTTCGACACAAAGGGTTTAGGCATTACTCTGCGCGGACAATCATCCATGTGTTGAGACACCACTCAGCCATTCAAGAGAACGGTAGCGAGTGGAAGATCAACGATCACCACAGTCCATATCTTGCGAGACTGTTCGACCTTATGTTCCCAGCCTTTGCTGGGATGTTTGAATACAGAGAAACAAAGAAAGCAAACCGCAAATGAAACAACAGAGAATCTACATCGTCGGCCACGGCCAAACAATCCGTCTGGTTCGTGCCGCACATAGATCACAAGCACTGAGCCACGTCGCCAGATCAATCATCAACGTCAAGGTAGCCAGCCAAGAAGAACTGGTTGACGCAATCAGCCGACAGATTACTGTCGAGAATGCTACTGAAGGCGAGCAAGGAGAGTTAGAGATATGAAAGAAATCATTGGGGTCGGTGAGATCGCCAAGATGCTGGGTGTTACAGGGGAGACTGCCAGACAATGGAGTGCCTCTGGAAAGATTCCGGCATTTAGGTTTGATGAGAATGGGAGATGGAAAGCCTATCGTGAAGACATAATCGAGTGGATTGAATCTCGCAAGTCGGCCTCCATGACTACCGGAAAGCCTTCGCCTTCTGAGCAATCTTCTTAGGTTGCGGGACGAATTGCTTTCCTTGTTTGTTGCCCTGCGATTTGGCCTTGTTTGTTGCGGCCTTCTCGCTGGGTGACAACGCATCCCACGCCTTCGCAGGAAGGTATCTCTTCTTACCTTCGGACGGCTTACCGTCAGATGTCTTCCAGTCTTCCTTCGTCCACTTGGACAGAGACTTCTGTTCGGATGACTTACCACCAGAGTAGCCACCGCCAGCCGCCTTGTACTTCTGAGCAACAAGCTGTGCCTTGCGAGCAGACCACTCGCCCGGATCTCCCCCACTTCCTCCAGCCATCACCTGTTTCTTGATGCGCTCACGCAAAGCTGGCTTCGTATACGTAGTCATTCTGGTCTCCTCCATCTGCCTCTGTCGGCAAGTTCTTGAACTGTTCTCTTCCGCACAATAAACTCAATTGCACATTCTGTTCCGGGGAACATTGTCTGATCCACCCTGTTCGCACTGTACTGGTAGTTCTCAGTTAGGAGTTCGATCTTGATTAACTCGGCCAACTCACCAAGACCAATGACTACATCTGTCACGCAAATGCACTGGTCTGACCAAGAGTATTTCTTGTACGGGGTGAATGTCCATCTGTGATCTGAGTTGTACGTGCTGGGGAATCTGCCTTGCTCATACAAGTCCTCATCAGGAACAGTCACGATGAGGTGACCGTTTGGCTTCAGCAGATTGAACCAAGCCTTCAGGCCTTGTCGTGGATTAACCAGATGCTCGAGGCAGTGACTGCTGTGTACAAAGTCCAATGACTCAGCCGCAAGACCGGACATGAACTGAGCGTCTCCGTCTTCCAAGTCCCATATCTTTACATTGCCCATCGCACTGAACATATCCCTGTGCGCCGTGATTGGGTCTGGCCCACCGCCAATGTCTATGCCATCACCAACAAAGTAGCGTCTCGCAAAGTTCGGATCACGAACCCTGCGGGACATGGACTTACTGCACTCTTGCATTTAAATCCCCTTACTCTTTAGGAACAGAATAGTAGCGATCACCTTTCTTGACAATCTCTGCACCGCGCTCTCGCTCCGCTTCCTCGGCCTTATCCCACGTTTCGTGCTTCCTGCCTTTTAAAACAACATAGCTTTCATCGGGCAGTCCATACTTTTTTCTGTCTTCAGCACTCGCTCTAGTCACAGATCCCCAGTGACCAGCATTCTCATCTTTACCATCAGGGCCAAGGCCAGCGGCAACAGCAGTATCGTAATCATAGTCTTCCGACTCTGGGTCAAACTTCGCTTTTACTACGCCGCCATCAGCAAACTTCTTCTTGTTCCCAACACGCATGTCCTCTACGCTCTTGGCGATCTGGATGCGGACTTGCTGGAGCCTCTCGATCTCGAGGCGCTTCTCTGCACCGCTCATTGTCTTGTCAGCCTCAACCATTTTGATCTGGTCACTGACAGATGACATCATGTTTGTGCCTTTGGTGTACAGCTTTGCAAGCGCCAGCTTGTCTGACTTCTCTTGGTAAATGTCTCTGGCTTTGTCGAACTGACCTGCATTTAAGAAGTGACTGACATCTGCTGATGCTGTTGCAATGTCCTTGGCGTTCTCATAGAACGACGTGACATAACGAGACTGAGCTTGTGGC